AACGCAAGGTTTAGATACTTCTGATCTATCGAGCTTTAAAGCCTTTGCAAGCGTTGCAAAAGCTGACGTACAAGGTTGGGTAGAAACAGCGTTAGGTTCTGATAAAGTTACAGAAATGAAAGCAAGTTTAGATGCTCAGATAGCTGCAAAAGTAACACCTACCTCAGTACAGAAAACAATTTCGTAAGGAGATCACATGGATTTCATAATTTTAATATTAGTAATAGTAGCTTTTGGTTTAGTTGGGTTAAGGTTTTTTAACGAGCCAAAATTTAATCAATTAAAAGATTTTCTTAAAAATAGATATAAGAGGTGATGAATGGCTTTACTGCCAATTACACCAGTTCCAGGTATTGTTACAAACGGCACACCTTACTCAAAGAAGGGTCGTTGGACTGATGGCGATTTAGTACGTTTCCAAAACGGAAACTTAAAACCTATTGGTGGCTGGGAAAAATTAAAACCAGCAGCACTAACAGGCACACCCACCGCAATGTACGCATACAGCGATAACTTTGGAAATTCTATATTAGCTGTTGGCACTCGACAAAAAGTTTATGTATTAACTCGTAATATTTGGTACGACATAACACCCACTGGATTTGTAACGGATGCCTCAAACGATCCATTAGGCTATGGTGCATATCAATATGGACAAGAAGATTACGGAGATGCCAGATCACAGTCTGGATTATTGTTTGATACAACTTCATTCTCATTCGATAACTGGGGTGAGTTTTTAATATTTTGCTCTGCATCTGATGGCAAGATATATCAATGGAGGCCGCATGGCGGTGGCACAAATACGCCTGATTCTGCTGGAACAGCAATAACTAATGCACCTACTGGCAACCTAGCTGTTGTTGTAACAAACGAAAGACATATTTTAGCGATTGGTGCGGGTGGCGATCCAAGAAAGGTATCGTGGTGTTCCAGAGAAGAAGAAACTAACTGGACAGCTAAAGCAACCAATACTGCGGGTGACTTGCAAGTGCCGACAGGTGGTAGATTAATTGGTGCTAAAAAGTTTCAAACAGATGTTATTTTATTTACTGATACTGGTATTGCTAGGTTGTTTTATAATGGCAATCCATTTGTATATGGTGTTGCAGATGCGGGTACTAACTGTAAAGCAATATCAACTCGATCTATAACAAGCTCTGGTAACGCATTATCTTGGGTGGGAGAGAACGCGATATTCGTTTACGATGGAAGGGTGAGAGAAGTGCCATGCGAGGTACACGATTATATCTTTAGCGATCTAAATTACAGTTATCGTAAAACCATAGCTGGTGGTCATAATTCTAACTACAATGAATTTATTTGGTTTTTCCCATCTACTGACAGTCAAAAACCCGATAAATATATTATTTGGAATTACATGGATAATGTGTGGGCGGTAGGTGCTATGGACAGAGGTTGTTGGGTGGATCAAGGTGTATTTGATTATCCGATTGCGTGCGATAATAGTGGTTTTGTATATCAACACGAAAGCACCACATTAAATAACTCACCCAACTTAGGAACATCTGTACCTTTTTGTCAGTCAGGGCCGATAGAAATATCTAACGGTGATCGTTATGTGCAATGCAATCAAATCATACCCGATTCAGAAGCCAGTACATTACCTGGTGTGACATTAAGTTTTACTGGTAAGTTTACACCGTTAGGCCCAGAAACAGATTTTGGTTCATTTACATTTGATTCGAGTGATGGTTACACAGATGCCAGATTCAGTGCTAGGCAAGTGCAAATGAAAGTAACAGGCGATACTACACAAGATTTTGAATTAGGTAATGTTCGTTTGGATGTAGTCACTAGAGGCAGAAGATAATGGATGTATCCTCACAAAAGCAATATATACAAAGAGCGATTAATGTTAAATATTCTTTTTCTGCAACTACACAGCAAACAATATACACAGCACCTAGCGGTGGTGATTTTGACTTCTCTATTATTCAAGGTTTTTTAGCTTGCGATCACGGCAACCAACAAACCAATTTAGATGTATCTGTAACAGATACCAGTTCTAATGAGTTTTTTATATATAAAGAAAAAAACATAACTGCTCATGCTACTGTAGAACTACAAACCAATGCTGGCATTATTTTACAACAAGGCGAGATTTTGAAGGCACAAGTTAATCATGCCAACATAGATTTATATTTAAGTATTATAGAATATGCAAAAGGTGACTAATAAAGTTATTGATTTATACCCACAGCAAGAACTTGAGCCGTGGGAAATAGAATGGAAAAGATGTAAGCCGTTACTTGTAAAGGCAATGAAGTATCAAGATACCTATACAATTAACGACATAGAGGATAAAATAAGAAACGGAATAGCCTTTTTATGGCCCGCCAAGGAATCCGTCATAGTTACTGAATGTGTTGCATTTAGCCAAAAAAATATCATGCACATCTTATGTGCAAGTGGCAAATACGAAGAAATAGAAGCAATATATAAATGTATAGAACAACACGCAAAAGAAATAGGCATAAATAAAATTACATTAATAGGCAGAAAAGGTTGGTTTAGAAAAATAAAACACTTAGGTTTTAAGCCAGAATACCTAGTTAGCAAAGATTTATAAGAGGAATAAAACATGGCAGCAGCATTACCAATATTAACAACCGCTGGAAAAGTAGCTGGAGCAGCTGGTGCTGTTAAAGGTTTATTCGATGGTGGAAGCAGTAGCACAGGTCAAACCCAAGCATCAATGATGGTTGACCCACAAACCCAAGCAATACAAAGAGATTTATACGAGAAAGCGCAAGCTGCATCACAACAACCTTTCGTACCCTACACAGGGCCTATGGTTGCTGGTTTCTCACCAGATCAGTTACGAGCATTTGGTGCTACCAGAGGTATGTTTGAAAGAACTCAAGCACTTGATCCAATGGGTCAGTTAAGCTCTTTAGCTGGGCAACAAGCACCGTCTTTATTGGGTGCAGACATCAGTGCATATCAAAGTCCATTTACTTCTCAAGTTATAGATCAATCTATGCAAGATATTCAACGTCAAGCGGATATTGCTAGAGGTGGTGCGCAAGCTAGGGCAATTGGTGCGGGTGCATTTGGTGGTTCTCGATCTGCTTTATTGGAATCTGAGTCACAAAGACCTTTTGCAGAAGCTATGGCAAGAACATCTGCGGGCTTGCGTGAGGCGGGCTTTGGTAGGGCGCAGAGGGCAGCAGAGTCAGATATTGAAAGACAAATGAGAAACAGAATGTTTCAAGCAGACTTACAAAGAGGCTTGCTTGGTGAACAGTATCGTGGTTTAGGTTTGCTAGGTGGTATTGGTGGTCAACAGCAAGCATTGCAACAGCAAGCGATAGCTGCTGCTAGAGGTGAGTTCCAGAGAGCATTAGATTATCCACAGCGACAACTTGGATTACTGGCAACTGGTGTGAGTGGAGTTACACCAAGTAGAACACAAACAGAAAGATACAGTCCTGGTATATTTGATCGACTGTCTGCTGGTATTGGTTTATATGAGCAAGCACAACCATTTTTAGGTGGTTTGTTTGGATCAACCCCTACTTATTCTGGGTCATCTGATCCAGAGCGTTATATTTCAGATTTAGGATTTAGTTAAATGGCAATACAAGATTTATTAAGAACTTTAGGTCAAAGAGCAAGCACTGGTTTGGAAAGAATGGCAACTGATGAAAGGTCTGGATTAGAAAATCTAGGCAGAGCTTTTGAGATTGCTGGAGCAAGACTATCTGGTGATCCAAGAAGGATGGCTTTTATTTCTCAGCAACAAGAAAACGAAAGAAAAAGAAAAGAAATTGAGTTAGAAAAAGCAAAAATTGAACAAAGAAAATCAGATGCTCAAAAAAAATTAGATATGTTATTAGAAGAAGGCGCAATGACAAAAGAAATGTATGAGTTAGCTTCTCTTAATCCAGAAAGATATGCGGGTGTTAGGTTGCAAGCAATGGAGCAACAGAGATTGCAAGACATTAAAACTGAAGAAATTAAAGATCAAAAAAATAACTTGATAGATCAATTAGTTGAAGATGGGATGCCAGAAGGAAAAGCAAGGGCTGCGGTAGAAGGCATATCACCTAATTATTTTGCTGATGATACTGTTACTCCTTTAAGCCCTAGTCAACAAATTAATAGTATAAAATTAGTTATATTGCAAAAGATACAACAAGGAATAAAACCAGAAGATTTGCCAGAAGGTGAAAAAACTATTTACGATGAATTTATGAAAAATAAAACCGCTGAAAGTATTTTTGAATCTTTAGGTATAGACATTACTGGTGGTAAATCCAATACCTTAGAAATTAACAAGATTGAATAATGATATGTCTGTTTACCAAATCACCGATCCTAATACTGGTAAAACTTTAAAGGTAACAAGCAACAGACAGCCTACTCAACAAGAGGCAAGAGATATATTTTCTGGTCAGCTTGGTAGTGCAACTATGCAACCAGAAAAACTTACGGAAGAAAACATAGTAAAAAATCCAGAATGGATTAATGCCTCAAAATCAATATATAAATTAAACGAAGGCGCAGATGCCCCTGACCTCGACTCTGATAAACAGTACGCAAATTATGGTTTACGTTATATGGGTTTATTTAACTATAACCTTCCAAAGATGGGTTTAGAAGCCACGCAACTAACTAAAGCTACAGATCAGCAAAAAAAAGATTTTGTTACATTGATGGATATGTATGATGAGAAAGAAGCTAGTTTTGCTGGTTTTGGTAGATTTGCAAAAGGTGTACTAACTGACCCAACTACTTATGTTGGTATCGGAACATTTGGTGCAGCAACTGCTGGTGCGCAAGCATTAAAACAAGGAATAAAAGAGGGTGTAAAACAAGCAACTAAAGCGGGTGTAAAACAGGGTGCAAAAGTTGGAGCAATAGAAGGTTCTGTTTATGCAACCGCAGACAATGCACTTAGACAATCGGCTAGAATACAAGCTGGTCAACAAGAAGGTTTTGATTTAAAACAATCTGGAAAGGCAGCTTTAATTGGTGCGGGGGCTGGGTCAGTTTTAGGTGGAACTGTTGGTGGTATTGGTAGCAGAAACTCAGCAATAAAAACACAACAACAATTACAAAAAATGGAAGCTGAGTCTGTTATTGATACATCTTCTACTGTTAAAGAAGCAAAGGAAAGCATCAAGCCAGATGTAGAAAAATTTGATAGAAAATTAGCAGAAGATGTTAGACAAGAAGTTGCAGACGTAAAACAAGACTTACAAACAGATTTTAATTTAGATATTAGTCAAAAAGGAATTGATGTTGGTATTGAAGTATTAGATGAATTACAAATACCAAGAGACCCAAATATAAAAATATCAGATCAATTATTTGATGCTTTGCAATTAGTAAATAAAAACGAAACATACAGAAAGGCTTTTACTGATGTATTAAAAAGAAACAATATAAATGAAATTCAATTTGCACAACTTTGGAGATTGGGTGCTTCTGATGCTGGTCGAAGGTTGGCTCAATTAAGTGTGGCAAAAAAAGCAATGAAAGATATTGGTCAACAAATATCTGAAACTGCACCGCAAGAAGGGATGGCAAGCTCACTCATTAAATCTTTTGGCGATACAGCATACAAACTAGATAACGTAAGACGAGGGCTTTTAGTAAGCCAAGTAGCCACTTCTATGAGAAACTTTACAGCGCAAGTAGGTAGAGTGGGTGTGCATACTTTAACTAAAGGTATGGATAATATTCTAAACAGAACATTTAATCCTATGCGTAGGTTATTTGGAAAAGAAGAAGTTCCAGTAGATCAAACAGAAACTTTTGGTTTATTGTTAAATTTAACAAGCAATAAAAAGAAAGCCAAAGAAGCAACAGAATTTGCTACTAAATATTTTGTTAATGAAAAAGATAGATTGTTTAATAACTATGCTTCTGAGGTTGCATCTGCTGCTGATACTCAAACATTAAAAGGTGCGCAAAAAGTAGTTGATGGTTTAAACGTAATAAATAGGATGCAAGAATTTTATTACAGAAGGGGAATGTTTGCTGCTTCTTTAGATAAAACTTTAAAGAAAAAAGGGATATCTTTAGATGATGTTGTAAAAAATAATGACACCAAAGCAATTACTAAAGCTGATGTAGAAAAAGCAGTTGATGATGCTTTAGAGTTTACTTATGCAAAAACACCAGATAATAAGTTTGGTAAACTTTTTGTAGATATATCTAACTCTATACCTTTTTTAACTACAGGTTTAATCCCATTTGCTAGGTTTATGACCAATGCAATGAAGTTTCAATACCAGCATAGTCCATTAGGGCCTTTATCTTTACTCTCAGGAAAAGAAAGAGCCAAAGTTGCTGCTGGAGATATGGG